CTGACTTAAACGAAACTTCATTAGAGCAATCTCTTATTGACATTGCAGCGTTTACTGATGAAAGAGGTTTAAAAGTTGCAGCTAAAGGAATGAAAATGATTATTCCTTCAGAGCTTCAGTTCACAGCTGAAAGACTTATGAAGACTGACCAAAGAGTTGGTACAGCTGATAACGATATCAATGCAATTAGATCAATGGGAATGGTTCCACAAGGTTATTCTGTGAACAATTTCTTAACTGATCCAGATGCGTTCTATCTTATCACTGATGTACCAAACGGTATGAAGTACTTTGATAGATCACCTATCAAAACTTCTATGGAAGGTGACTTCGATACTGGTAATGTAAGATACAAAGCTAGAGAAAGATACTCTTTTGGAGTTTCTGACTTTAGAGGTATTTTTGCTTCACCAGGAGCATAATAATTAATTATTTTGAGGCGGGACACAATCCCGCCTCATTATTAATACAGAAAGAACTTTATGACACATAAATACTTAGTAAAAATATTTACGAAATATCTTCAAACTAGTTTTGAAATTGAAAGTGAAAAAGAAATAAATAATACGGAAGAGCTAAATAAACCTATTATTGACTTTCTAGGAAAATCTGATATAAAATGGGAAAAAAATGATCTGCAGTATCACGGTACTGGAAATGATTTTTATATAACCTATGAGGAGGTTCAAAATGGCTCAGGACAATATGGTATTGTTCGCAAAGAAACTGAAACTCGAATCTAAATGGAACGAGTTATTTCTTGAGAACAGAGGAAAAATAACACCAGAAATGTCTGTTTTAGGTGATGAGATCAAAGTAGTTATTAGATCAATCATTAGAGAACAAGAGATCCAAGCTAATACGAATAGCAGAGATTACGAAACACATCTTTTTGCTGGTTAATTAGACTTAAGATCTATTTAAAAACGTCTTTTTTTCCTAGGGATTTCTTGCACTTTTTAAAAATTTCATATATAAATTACACACTATACATAAATTAATATTCTGCATGGACGCAGTATAGTCGACGGCCTAGAGACCATGTAGAATTTAACTAGGAGAATAATCATGGCAAATACTACATTTACAGGACCCGTAACTTCATTAAATGGTTTTATTGGTGGACCTAACCCAAACGCAGGTGACACTCAACAAGGTGGAACTAACACTTGGTCTGTTACTGATGCAAACACTGTTACTAATGGAACTGATTCATTAGAAGCAGCTAGCAATGAAGGCGTAATGATTTACGTTGACAATGGTGCAGCAGGCGCAGCAGTATATGCTTTTTCAGATGGAACAAACTGGAAAAGATGCGATACACTAGCTAACATAGCAGCAGCATAATAATTAATTAATGTGGGCTTCGGCCCACATATAAAATTTAAGGAGAAAAAATATGGCAAGTAAAGGCGATATACAAGCAACAAGATCAGCAGCAGCGGCAGGTGCTACAGCAATAGTTGCTCAACCTATTAGATTAAGAGCAATATCAATTGCATCGGATGGTGTTGGAGCAGGTGTTTTAGAATTAACTACAACTTCAAATACTGGAGCTACTTTGTTATTTGCAGATGTTCCAACTGGAGATGTTTTAACTTTAAACTTTCCTGAAGATGGAATTTTATTTCCAAAAGGAATATTTTGTAAAACTAAAACAAATGTAACTGCTTACACATTATTTACTGACAAATATTCAGGACCTGGTTTAACTGCAGAATAGGGGCTAAATGGCTAATACTACTTCTGGAACAACAACTTTTGAAAAAGGCTTTTCAATATCAGATATTGTAGAAGAAGCTTTTGAGAGAATAGGTATTCAAGGAGTATCTGGATATCAATTAAAAGGTGCTAGACGTTCTTTAAATATTTTATTTCAAGAATGGTCTAATAGAGGACTTCATTATTGGGAAGTAAAAAATAATTTAATTACATTAGTTGATGGTCAAGCAGTTTATACTATGTATAGATCAGCAGCTGATGGTACTTCAGATGCTACTGCAGTTTATGGTGTAGATGATATATTAGAAGCTTCTTATAGAAATGCTTCATCAGTGGATACTCCTTTAACTAAAATAAATAGATCTGCATATCAATCTCTTTCAAATAAAACTTCAGAAGGTCAACCTACTCAATACTTTGTTCAAAGATTTATTGATAGAGTAACTATTACTTTATATTTAACTCCAGGAAGTGATCAAGCTGGAAACTTTATTAATTACTATTATGCAAGTAGAATTCAAGATGCAGGGGCCTATACTAATGATGCAGATGTACCTTACAGATTTGTACCTTGTATGGTAGCAGGACTTGCTTATTATTTAGCAGTTAAATTTTCACCAGAGAGAATTCAACCTTTAAAACTTTTATATGAAGATGAGTTAGCGAGAGCATTAGAAGAAGATGGTTCTTCTTCAAGTTCTTTTATTACTCCAAAAACTTATTACCCAAATATTTAATATGGCAAATCTTTCAAAAGGAAAATACGCAATAGCAATATCAGATAGATCAGGTTTGCAATTTCCTTATAATGAAATGGTAACTGAGTGGAATGGTTCTTTTGTACATGTTAGTGAATATGAACCTAAGCAACCTCAATTAGAGCCAACAAGATTTACAGGTGATGCACAAGGTTTACCTCAAGCTAGACCTGGAAGAATTGAACCTGCTACAGAAAACTTATTACAAGGTAATCCATTTAATATTACTTCAGGTTCTCAAACAATAATAGTTACAGAACTAAGTCATGGTAGAGCAAATGGAAGTACGGTTGCTTTTAGAAATGTAGATGGAAGTCCCGGAGGCTTGGCTTATAGTTTATATGAAAATGTTAATGGTTTTGTAATTAATGTATTGTCAGATAACACATATAGCTTTACATTAGGCTCAACACCTATTACAACAGAACAATCAGGAGGAATGACAGTTACAGCAGGACCTGTAACGTTAACACCGTAATATGGCATACACTTTAACAAATTTACAAGATGATATTAGAAGTTATACAGAAGTTGATAGCTCTGTATTAACTACTGGAATTTTAAATACAATTATTAAAAACGTTGAGAATCAAATTTATAGAGAAGCTGATTCTGATGACAATAGATTTTACGCAACTTCTAACTTAGCAGCTGGAAGTCGATATGTAACCATACCCTCTGATTTAAGATTTATTAGATATGTTCAATTAACAGATTCAAATGGAGAACAAACTTTTTTAGAAAAAAGAGATACTTCATTTATGGCAGAATATTATAATACTCCAGGTACAGCTTCTGGAATACCTAAATATTATGCTAATTGGGATGCTAATTACTGGGTCGTGGCTCCTACACCTAATAGCACTAATTTAATTACTTTAGCCTATACAAAGCAACCCGATTCAATAACAGCTTCACCAGGAAGCACACAAGGGACTTATACATCTAATAAATATCAAGATTTACTTTTATATGGATGTTTAGCAGAAACATATGGATACTTGAAAGGTCCACCAGATATGTTACAATACTACCAAGGACTTTATAAAAATTCTTTACAATCGTATGCGATCGAACAACAAGGTCGTAGACGCAGAGATGAATGGCAAGATGGAGCCATTCGTACTCCACTTAAATCTGAATCACCATCAAAATACTAAGGAGATAAAAAATGGCAAATATAGTACCTGACTCTTTTAAAACAGACCTACTTGGTGGAGTGTTTGATTTTGATTCTGGCGGATCAACTTTCAAATTAGCACTTTATACATCACAAGCTGGTTTCAGTACGGCTACTACTGCGTATACAACTACTAACGAAGTTTCTTCGTCTGGTACAAACTATACTGCAGGTGGAAATACTTTAACTAATAATGGTGTAGCAATATCAAGTAACATTGCATACGTTGACTTTGCAGATTCTACTTTTAGTTCTGTAACGTTATCAGCAACAGGAGCACTGATTTATAAAGGAACAAGTAATGAAGCTGTATTAGTATTAGACTTTGGCGGAACAAAAACTGCGACTAACGGAGATTTCGTTGTTCAGTTTCCAACTGCTGATTCTACTAATGCAATCATTAGACTTGGCGACGCGTAATAAAATTTTGGAGTAGAAATGGCTTTAGTAATTAACGATAGAGTTAAAGAAACTAGTACAACTACTGGAACTGGAACTTTTGATTTAGCTGGTGCAGAAACTGGCTATGAAGGTTTCGTTACAGGTGTTGGAACTGGTAACACAACTTATTATGCTATTGAATTAAATTCAGCTAATGAGTGGGAGGTTGGTATTGGTACAGTAACCGATGCTGCACCTGATACTTTATCAAGAGATACAATTATATCTTCATCTAATAGTGATGCTGCAGTAAACTTTTCTGCAGGAACTAAAAATGTATTCTGTACATTACCAGCGAAGAAAACTATCTCTCCAGTTATGGATGCAACAACTTTTGTGGTAACACATAACTCTAC